GCCTTGGAGAACGGCATGCGCCACGCCCCGACGTTCCAGCCATAATCAGGATCGCTAGAGATGTAGCGGACATAGATGCGCTCCGGATTGGCGTACCAGTATGTCGTTTCATCCTCGTAGTCCCACAGCCCTTCATTGAAGGTCGCGGTTTCCGAGATGCTGACGGTCCTGATCCAGTCACCCGGCTTGTTGAAGGCGTAGCGGTAGCCGAACAGCGGCTCGACATCTTCATCATTCGTCATCTCGACCGAACGGATGGCGAAGTTCCACATGCCTTTGGCGAGGAGGTAATCGACGGAATCCGCCCATGCCGCATCAAGCGTATGACGCTCCGGCCTGTCCTCTGTCAGGGAGGCAAGGTTTGACGGGCCGAGGAGCCGCAACGCTCCCCGGTAGATCGAAAGTCTGTCGGCCATTGGATAATCCCGGTTCAGGCGGCGGAAACGGTTGCCTTCTTGGCGTGCTCGAGCGCCGCCACATGAGCCGCATATTTCGACTTGTGGCCCCGGCTCACCTCAAGATGCGGCTCGGTGGTGAAAACACGCCATCCCGTCTTCGGTGCGTGATTGACGACATAGCCCTCAGGGAGATCAGGCAGCGCGATCTCCACATCCGTCTCTTCCTGCTTGTCCTCGCGCAGCCATTGGCGCAGGACGCGGAAGACGACGAAGCCGACGCCCTTTTCGACGGCGCGGAGCTGGACATCCAGACTGCCATCGGTGGCGACGACATCCACGATGTCATTGACCTGAATGCGGGCGACGTGATGCGCCCAGAATTTCGGGGTCAGAATGTCGGAAAGCGTCACGGACGGATCGACATCGACATGATGATAGGTGCGCTTGTAATCGGCCGAACGGCTCATCGCCGTTGGCGCAAGAAGCTTGGCCATTTGTTTGCCTCATGATTTTCAGGAGAAGAGCGGTTCGGGGGACAGCATTACCGTCCCCCTCGACCGCTAGGTGAGAGGCAGCACCGCGACCGAAATCGCGGAACGCCTTAGGCGAGCGCCGTTGGTGCAGCCACCGTCGCGGCAGCACCGCTGACACTGGCGACCTGAAAGCGCGTATAGGCAGGGCCATCGCCAACGACATCAACGATATCGCCGACACGCATGCCCTTGGTGACGCCATCGGCGAAATAACCCGCGCCCGTGATGGTGGCGAGCGCATCCGCGCCGGCGTCATAGGTGAAGACACGCGGAAGAATGCCGCCGACAGGCTGCGCAATCATCGCGAGATTGTCAGGAGTATAAGCCATGTTTCAGACCTCCTTAGCTGGGCACATAGCCAGAGCCATCGGAATGCAGCTTCACGATGCCCTGGTTCTGGAGGATTTTGGCCGCATGATAGACCGTGGCGCGAGACCACGACGTATCCTGCTTGTCGTCATACCCGATGGCGATTTTCTCCTCGCCAACGTTGACGGCGTAGCCGACCGCGTCCCGGTGATACATGAAGCCATGTTCATCGGCGGTGCCGAGACCAGTGAGGCGGCTGGATACGATCCAGTTGACACCAGCCCAACGCCACATGCGCCGCGCCGGGCCAGAGAGCGGCTTCACATCCACATAGTCGCCCGAGGCGAATTCCGTGGTCTGGAGAAGCTTGGCGCGGAATGCCGGCGTGATGATCGCGAACATGTTGTTCTCGTCTTCAACCGGGATGTCGTTGTTGCCAAGGATCGCCTGAGCGCCAGTGACGACATCGAGGGCATTGGCGTTGCCGGCGCCGAAGTCCTGCGTGGCGTTTTCAAGCTCACTCAGAAGGGTGAGATCGATGTCACGGTTGATGACCGCCATGGAGGACATCTGCATGACGCGCTTCTGGTCGCCCTGAGAGGCGAAGATGTTGAAGCCCGTCAGCTCGTACGGCGCATGCTTTTCGACAAGCGTTGCCGTGAACTGGTTGTTGGTCGGATTGCCGTAGGGGATCTGACCATTGGTGCCACGGGTCACAGCGGCATCGCCGCCAGAACCGGACACAAGGAAGGTGGCCTGAAGGCCGTTGATGACGGATTCCTTTGTCGTGGTCGCCTTGAGCAGGCTGACGCGCTGCTCAAAAGCCGCAACAAATTCTTTCCGGTATTGAATGACTGCTGCTTCGACAGACATGTCAATTCCTTTCAAGACGTGTTGAGGTTTCGGAGCCGCAGCGTTTGAAGGTTGGCCGAAGGCGTTGCGGGGCCGTTGCCGGGTTAGCCGCTCAGCGATCGGGGCTTAAACACTTGGGCAGTGAGGGGGCGCCGGAACTCAGGGGCCGTTGCCGGGTTGGCCTTCGTTCGGGCATTAAAAAACCGGCCGTAGGCCGGTATCCGTGGTCTCCGATGTGGATCAGGAGATGCTATTTCTTGGCGCGCTTCTGCTCGCGTTCGAGGATTTCGGCATATTCCTTGTCCATGCCTTCCTCGAAATACCGATCGATATCGGTGTTCATGACCTTTTCCAGTTCAGCTTTGCGGTTGTTGTGTCGCGTCTCGCTGTCAGAAGAGGAGAATACGACATCGCCAAATGATTGACGCCCCATATCGGACGCCCATTTGATGAAGGCAGGGATATCGCCTATGCGGCGCCCATCTGGAAGCCGCGCCTCGGTCCACTCCGCGCCGATCTCCGGAGCCTGCTCCATGAAGCGGCGGGCGAGCGTGGTGTTGGCCTTGTACTCGCCGTGCGCCCAATCCTTGCGCAGTTCGTCCTCCGCCGCCTCGCGGGCCGCATTGTCCTCCTGCGCGCGCTGTTCGGCCGCCTGCTCCGACATGGTGACGTACCATTCCGAGGCAATCTCCACCACGTCGGGGCGCGCGCCCTTGGCGAAGGCGAATTCCGTGAAGTTGGAAAGAAGCGGCTTGTCCTCATCCGTCAATTTCTTGGTGACGGTATCGGGAAGCTTATAGCCGGTCGCGTCGTCTGGAATGCCCTCTGACTTGCGCCATTCGGCCATCGCCTTTTCGTCCTTCGGATCAGGCATGTCACGCTTCAGTTTGCCCGAACGGATGAGATCCTGAGAATCTTTCAGGGCCTTTGCGAGCGCACCAATCGTCCCAAACCGCTGGAGAAGCTTCAGCGTGTCATCATTGCCATTGGCGGCGAGCTCGCGCCAGTCGTCGGGGAGCGTGGATTTGGCCGTTTCCTCGGTCTTGGTTTCGTCAGATGCCTTCTCGGTTGTTTCGGCCGAGGTGGTTTCCGTGGTTTCCGCCGTCGCTTCCGTCTGCGTCTGTTCGGTATTCTCGACGGTTTCGGTGGTTTCCGCGTTGGTCTCCTCGACCAGTGTTTCGTCAGTCATCGTTTTTTGCCTCTGATTTCCTGCGATTTCCGCCGGCACGTTCGCGCTTCTCGGCTGCTTCAAGCGCCTTCAGCGTTTCAGGCCGGGTCATCTTCACGATCTGGTTGCCAACGAAGCGTCGTCCCTCATGAAAATCCGTGGCCCGTGCCCCGCCCGCGCCATCCGGCCGATAGCTCATGTCATAGAGATTGGCGGCCTTGGTGATGATCCAGTCCATGGCGAGCTTCTGCTGGCCTTCATTGGCCTGCCCGACGATGCATGCCCGGATGGCGTAGAGCGTTTCCTTGTCGTATTCAGGCGGTTGATGCGCGTTCATCAGGCAAGCCCTGCTTCCTTGAGGGCAACGGTGGCGCCGGCAACATCATTCGCCACGCCAGCGCCTTCCCTCAGCGCCATCGCCATGTCCTGAAGCCGTGCGACCTGATTGGCGGCATCTTCATCGGCAATCTGCTGATCCTCGTCGTTGAACCAATCAGCTTTTGCGCCTGTGCCGCGCACCGCGTCCTTCGTCATCTTCTTGAAGTCCATGGTGGTCGGGATGGTCTGGTCGAATTGCGCGGCGCCGGCGAGGATTTGCACCGATTCCTGGAACGCCGCGACATCGGCCCGGCCTTCCGCCGTGTTCAACGGGCTATCGAAGATGAAGGTAACATCGCGATCGGCCAGCGCTTCCGGCATGTCGCCCACGTCGAACTGCTTGTTGTGCAACGCAAGCTGGAACCCGGCATCAAGCAGCGGCAAATGATATTCACTCTCGATCGGCCCGAAAAACGGCAGCGCGGCGCGGCGGAACTCGGCCATGCGGACGCTGGTTTCATACGCCGTCATCTCGCGGGAATCCGGCAGGAACAGCTTGTTGAGAAGGAATGCTTCGGTGATCAACTGGCGCACATCGGCCTTGATCTCCATGCCGATGCCGATGCCGCCAGAAGTGTTGAGCGTCTGGAACGCGTCCTGTATCTTCTGATCGGCCTCCAGATCGGCATAGGTGATACCGCCGGCATAGATGTTGACCGCATCCCTAAACACGTTGCCGGATGCGACGATCGGCGGATCAACGGCCTTCTCGCCCTGCTCAAGGATGATGGTCGCCAATTGCTGGAGCATGCGGGCATCTGGAAGGGCATTGATCGACGCCGGGCTGAAACCCTGCGCTATCCCGGTCAATGTGCGCCAGCGCGGCACCACGTAGTTGAAAACCGGCAATCCCCCTTCGCCAAGATACTGCTCATGATCGACATCGATATAGCAGGAGATGAACGGCATGTTCTTGAAGCGCCGCATCCGGGCCTTGTCATCGCCGTAGATTTCATCGGTCGGCAACACGATGTGGCGGATTTCGAATTCCTGCGTCGGATTCTTTTCGGCCGCCAGTTTGATATCAGGGTGAACCTTGTCCTTGAAGCGCATCACCAGATTGCGCGCCGTCTTCTTCATCTTGCGCTGGATATGGTCGATGCGGCCGACTTCGTTGATCATCCATGCGCAGTCGCGCGGATGCCAGGCCCTGAACAGCATGTGGTCGCGCGTCGGGCTTTCCTCGACCGAAAGGACCGGATTGCCGAATGCAACCCAATCATGATCAGCCTCGATGGTCGCGCTGACGAAATTCGCCCTACGGTCATAGACAAGGCGGCGATAATTGCGCGTGGCGTAATCGAGCCAGCGGGCGTTAGTCGGGTCCTCATCAATGCTTTCGATGCCGGTGCGCACCTGAAACCAGTCGCCCTGACGCAGCATGGCGTTTGGCGTATTGCCAAGCGTTTCCCGCGCCTGAACCGGAAAGCTCTCCATAATGTCGAGCGAAAAGTCACTGCCGAGCGAAAGCGATGACGTGAAATCCGCCCGCATGGGATAGAAGTTCTCGGCAATATCCTGCGCGAGGGAATTCCATGGCTCCTTCTTCGAGAACAGCGTTTTGCCGATCTCGCAGAGCTGTTTCGCTCGACCGTCCATCAAGCATATACCCGCTGATACCAGGCAGTCCAACCGCGCACGCCACTGAACCCATAGTGGATGTCGATCGCCTCATTCGTGAGTCCGATCTTCTTTGCCGCCCCGTCCAATTCGCTCTTAGCCGACGATGCCCCCTCCCTTAGAAACTTGCTTGCATCCTCATCGTCATAGAAATGGTCAACGCATAGCCCATGCCACTTTTCCAGTTCCTCTTTGGGAACGGATGCTCTGACGCGCTCGATAAGCGCGGCGGGCAACTGCCGCTCGATGGTGAGAACGGCCCGCATCAGCCGGCCTGCCCGAGGAGAGAGTTACCATAGGCGCCAGTGCCCGCACCCGTGCCATTGCCATTGCTGCGGTTGTTGCGCGACAGCATGGTGGAGGCGCGGCCGGAGCGGGCCTGAACGGCGGCACGCTGGCGGGCCTGCGCATCGAGCACAACAGGATCTTCCTCATCCGGCATGCGCTGGACCTGCTTATCGACCTTTGGCTTGGAGAATAGGCTTCCCATGACGATCTGTCCTTATCGACGGCGTTTGATATTGGAATGGCCGCGATTGACCTGCGGCCGTGACTGGCTGGAATAGGAGCGGATGCGCACCGAAACGGAGCTCTCTCCGTAGGACCATGCATTGACCACGGCGTCTCCCTTGTCGGGAGAGCGACCGATCCGCTTCTTGATATCCTCTTTCGGCTCGATCAGGATGCCGCGCGGCGTCAGTTTCCACGTCGGGGCGGCGAGATCGGCCAGCAATTCAGGATCGGGTGGCAGCGCGACGGGTTCCCCAAGATTGGGCTCCAGCGCCTCCCTGAATTTCCAGTAGACTTCAGCCCGCTTGTTGGCGAATTTCAGTTTCCCGTCTCTGGTTCGCTTGGCAGACGCATCAGAGCCGTTATGGGCGTAGAGCGTCAGGCCCTGCACATTGTGCTTGAGATGGGAATAGACGCCCGAGCCGTAGCCGCCGCCCATATCGATAACGATCGATGCGCCGTCACGGATCTTGGTGAGCGTGCCGGCGGCAAGATCAATCGGATCGACCTGCCCCTTAAGGCGCTCTGAATGCACCTGATCGTACCAATGGCCGTAGCGACAGGCCCGCGTATTGGCATCTCCGCCACCAAGAGCAACGTCATGGCTCAGGATAGTCATCCCGACGCCAGAGGGCGGCTGCGGCGTCCAGCGCGCCTGCGCCTGCCTGATCCAGTCCGTGGGGATGACCTGAAAGGCATTGTCCTGCGCAGCCACATCGAAGCGGCCTTCCCGCATCATGGTGCGCAGAGGCTCTGGCATCGCCTCGATGACGGCGGCATAGCCCGTCTCTGCCAGATCGGGATTGTCCTCCAGCAGCGCCGGGATGAAGGTGCGCGATCGTGGCCTTTCCCCATTTGGCCCGATATAATCCGGCGTCACCTCGACATCTTCGCCATCGATCGTCGTGTAATAGCGCAGTTCGCCGGGCTTTGCTGGATTGGGGTGCGCCGGATCAAGCCACGCCCCCCAACGCTTTGTCACCCACTGTCCTTCAGATGTCGTCGGCGGGTTGCCGGTGCACACCACGCGGCAGCGCTGGTTCGGATCGGCAGACCGGTTCCAGCCGATAATGTAGGTATATTGGCTTTCCGTAAACTGCGTGATCTCATCGAAAGCCTTGAGATCATGGGGTACGCCCTGATAGTTCTCCTTGTCGCTTTCGTGCTCACAGTGGCCGAGATCGATGACGCCGTTCGGATGGCGCCAGACGCCGGCCTGATCGTTGAACCCGTCCGTTGAGCCGAGAATGCCCTGTATCTCGCGCTTGACGCCCTTAAGGTTCTTCGAGATGCGCCGAAGGATCAGCGAATGCTTGTGCTCGTTGAGCGCCAGGGAGCACACGAGAAACGTTTTCCCGCCGCCGGCTCCCCCACCATAGAAAAGCTCATCCGCCTTGGAGAAATAGGCATCCGTTTGCGGCCCCGGATTGGGAAGCGCCTTGCGCCCGTTTCTGATCTGGTGGGACGCGGAAAGGATTTCTTCCTGCTTTTCTTCCGGAAGTGCGCGGAAGCTGCGCAGGATATCGTCCAGCGTTCCCGATGCGGTCATCGGTCGTCGTCTTCCTTGGACTGGAGACCGGCCGCCAGCGCGAATGCTATCTCCCTTGCAAGGGTGCGCGGCGAGGATTTCTCGATCACCTCGATTGGGTCCATATCCTTGTCGCCGCCGACGGCAACCTTGTCGCCATACTTTTTCGGTGACATTTTGCTCATCAGCCATTTGCGCGTATCCACGCGGAGCTTTGCCCGCTGGACATCGGCAATCGCTTCATCGTCCGCGATCTCAAGGATATCCTCGGCCATCGCGGCGGCGCGATCCTCTTGTGCGCGAGCGTATTGGTCGCGAAAGGCATCATGCTTTGCCAGCCAGCGGAACACCGTTGATTTGTCCGGCATCCCGTCATCAGAGCAGATAGATCGCAGGGAACGCCCTGTCGCGATCTCGGAGCAGATATGAGATGCGATGGTATCGCTATAATCAGTTGGGCGCCCAATCGATGCCCGTGCTTTCTTCCGATCAGACATTTCTTCGGATAAACCCGATTTGGTCCATCTTCTGGCGCGCCATGATCTTGTTGCCGGAAGCGTCAATCACTCCGGTATCGACCAGTTCGAAATCCTCATAGACGGTGCGCGCCAGATAATCCTCGCCATCAACGTTGGCATCGATGTCGCCAAGGCGATGATTGCTGATAATGACGTATTGCTTCATCACTTACACCCATACATGCACGTCCAGAACTCACGCTCTGCTGTGTGAGTGCAGGAAGCTATGAGGAGGAGGATGGAGAGGGCGGCGAGTTTGGCGGTCATTTCTCAAACCACTTCCATGAAACCAGTACCGGACCAATAACAAAATGGGTCAAATACGGTGCTCGATGAATTCGGCCAAACCGGACAGGCACTCCATCTGCTGACCACACGCCGTCTGATGCGATCGAGAAATGAATTGACAGGTCATGCGTCCTGAATTTTCTCATCAGGCGTACCACTTCTCAATCTTTTCCCATTCGCCCACGACATCTTCGTAGCCAAGAGCCCGGAGGAGATCGCAAAGGACCGCATCAGCAGCCGCATGCGTTGCTTCTGGGTCGCCGTCACCTTGCAGTTCATGAAGGCGCTCGATGTACGCTGCGCCGTCCAATCGGTATGGGCGATAGCCGCTCATTCCAAGCAATCCTTCAACCTGAGCCTTTTAAGCCGCTGCGGCGTCAGAATTTCAGATTGGATATCATAGGGCTCGCCATCCGCTGTGGCGGCCCGGTGATACCAATGGTCTTCAGGACGTGGTACGGGCATCATCGACCTTCCCCACCCCACATCTGATGGAAATCCCTTCTGGGCCATCTAGACCGTTTCCTTAATCACATGGAACACGCGCACAGGACGCCAAAAGTCCCGATCACGCCTCACGACGAACCATTGCAGGGTTACGGTGCATTTCTGGATGCATGGGCCGCCAAGAGGGAGGCGGATGACTGGGCCCTCCAGCCACGTCATGGAACCCAGTTCCACGTCTGCCGATTGGCAACGCTATAAACAAACGTTCGCGGAACGCCCAATATCTCAGATACCTTGGAGGCATCCATAGTTTGGTAGAGTTCCCGCGCCTTTTTCACCAATTCAGGATTGTACTTGCTGGCACCGTGCTTGCTGCCACGATTGTCTGTTCCGTGGTCAATTCTATCCGCTTGATTTTCCTTTGGTGTCGCCCACCGAAGGTGATTGGGATTCAAGCACCAGCCATTTCCACAATTATGAGCGGCCTGAAGTTCGTCGGACTCTTTGGGGCCGTTGACCAACTCACACATATACGCGTGAGCACCGACAGTCTTGCCACCTATTCCTAATACGCCGTATCCGTGCTGTGGATGTCGATTATAGGGCCATCCAAAGCAATCATGATCTACCTTATCGGAGTTAGCGATCAGCCAGTTCTTAAGTTCACCCGGAGCGGTTCTCCCTCCGAATGGGGTTCCATGCTTCAAATATCGGTTTGCGTGATTGTCGCAAAATCCGTGAGCTCGGTGCTTGTTTCCGCATCCGGGCACAGAACAAACTCGGCCATGTTCAATTAGGCAAAATTCCGGGTCGCCATGAAGACGAAGGCGAGTGTAGTGCTTTGAGCAATATCCCTTCGCTAAATGCGGCTTGCCGCATCCATCAATCGAGCATATACGTGATTTAGCCATTCGAGCCTCCACACAGGTTCGTTTCGGTTAGGGCCTCGCAGTGCTGGAACACTGCTTGAGGCCCGTTTTATATAGCAGATTCAACGCCTAAAGTGAATCCCCGCTACAAATATTCTGTCAACTGATCAGCATGCTCTCTCAGTATCTCCGCTGCTTCTTCCGGCGTGTTTACGTCGAGCATTGCGGAGATGACGGCTTCGAGCATGAGCATGTTGCGATGGTGGAAATGGTTCTTGGTCGCAGCCTCGGCTATTGCGTCGAGGGCGGAGAGGTCTTCGCTGCTCATGCATCACCCTTGAAACAGGAAAGCCAGAGACCGGCGAACCGATGCTCTGGCTTGAATACGCTACCCGGCATTCGCGCCGGGAGGACCCGCATCTGAGATGTCAGGTGAGTAAAACAAAACCGGCCCCACACGGTGTTAGCGAAACATGTGAGGCCGGCTACCACCTTTCCCATCAGCATTCGTGGTGGCGCTTAGGAAGCTACAGAATGCCTGTGATGGCTGCAAGATAGTGATCAGAACGGGACGGCAGCAGGCTTGCAAGGCTCCGTGCACCGGGCACGGCTGCTGCTATTTCGGCCCCTCTGGAAAACCTCCAGACGCTTGACCGCCGTTCTGATATGGTGCGATCTGCCGGGGGTAGTCTCACCCTCCCCGGCGCGGCGCATTTAACACGTTGGCATCGGTGAGACACCCGCCAACCCATAGTGCCTAGATCGCATTCCGTTGAGGCATTGCCTCGAAATTGTTGCCGCCCGTCCACCATACGGCTGGCTATCTGCGGCTTTGGCGATACACGCCTGAATTTTCGGGTCGGTTTAACGAGACGTCCCAGCTCGTGCGCCGTATGCATCCGACGACTTGCAGGAATGGGAGCTACCCTCGCCTGCCACGATGCGACGGGAAACCCGCGCCGCGACCTAAGAAAATGTGCCGCATTTTGCTTTTTGATAACGGTGGCGACAAACCGCAGACACCTCGATCAGGTCCAGCCGTACTCTGAGGTGTTAAAATACGGTTACCTGCATTTGGAGCGTGGGAGGATTTGCACCTCCCGGCAGTCGGTTGGAAGCCGACTGCCTGCAACTTGCAACCAGCGTGTGGACGCAACTCTGCATCCTGAAATTATGCTGCGGCACTCTCTGGACGCAAAGCGTCACCTTAAGAATGAGCGCATTTTATTTTTATCAAAAATGTTTGTCAACCCATTTCAGCATTTTTCGGGAAGAGTATCCCAATGTGCGCAAGATAATTCATTTTCGTCCTTATTTCCTCGACTATTTCGGGATGATCTACCTCATCGCTGATCTCAATCCCCAAAACGGACGCCTTAAACCTGATCATATCTATAGCGTGGGGAGGCCGAATATCGAACCACTCGCCATGCATCCACTTCCCGTCCTCGGATAAGTCAGCGTGAATAGCGGCCTCCAGCCGATATGCGTCCTTCCTTCCCTCGACCCATACGGAATAATCCACCTTCAACGGCCTCCAGACGGCCACCTGCATATCTAGCATCCTGCGATATCCGTATTTGGACACCCCAATTTTGCACGGGCAATCATTGTCCGGTGAGATGACGTAAACGTTCGTGCGGTCGAAACCGTGCTTCTTCCAGTCGGCTAGCCATACTTGGGTTTTAGGTGTTCCCGTATTTCCGAGTGCTTGCCGGATACGTTTGTTATAATCGGGGTCTTGCATATAGACGCCCATCACGCCGCCCTCCTAACCCTTTTAGCAGACGTGAAGTGGCGATGCAGCGCGTTGCAAACGATCCTGGTGGGGCCGATGAGGTGAGGAAGTTCCATGTCACGAATAACAACGTACTGAAGAGCGGCCCATAGGTTTTCGCCCCTCAACTGCATCTGCTCTCTTTGGATGGCCTCCTTGACGGCCTCATACTCTTTCAATGTATGAGCGGCCCATGCTTCATATTTGTCGGGGTCTACGGCGTCCACGGTGGCTCTTTGCTCATAATGTGCCTCTGGTGAACCAATTACCTTTCGCCAGTCATTGTGCAGCCTGAGAAATTGGATGGCCGCATCATACTGATCACGGCTAAGTCCCTCTCCTCGACCGAAGAGAAACAGCCTTCCGATATATGATCCGGTTCTGGGATCCCTAGCCATTTCCACTGGAACGCCAAGCATTCTCGCCCTCCTTTCAATTGTAAATTTGGATGGATGCTCTTTCGCCCGCGATATCTGCCCGGATTCCGTTCTCGGCACCCCTTCCTTTTTCGGACGTCCCCGTCCCCGCTTTGCCGCTAGCTTTTGACCCTTCGTTCTCGCCGCCATGGTCAGCCCTCGCTATTGCCTGGTTTCGCGCTTATCGTGGAAATAGACGTTGATCTCTGAATCAGCACCGTTTGTCAGAAAGGCAATGAAACGGGACGCAGTTTCATTGGTCGCGGCCGCCTTCGCGCGGGCTTCCGTTACCTCGATCGCGAAAAAGAAACAGACAAACGATAAGGCTGAACCAACCCAAAAAGGTGCACCCTCCAATCTGTAAGTAATTGCGAAAAACTGCGAGCCCATCAGGCAAAGCGCATATGGGTAAAGGAACGACAGATACCCGCGTACCCATCTGGATATTATCTTGATGCTGTTCATCACCCTCTCCTACGCTGCCCGCTGAAGTGCACGCGAAATGGTTTCCGCATGACAGCCGAATATTTCGCCTATCTCATCAAGGCTGAAACCGTTGCGTTGAAGCTCACCGACCTTTTCGCGATTCGGAACGACCGCTGGTAACTCATCGTATGCGGTTGGGAGTCCCATCTGTTGCAGAGCATGGAGAATGGTAGTGTGGTCTCTGTTGAAGGCTTTCCCGATCTGCGGAAGCGACAGTAGAGGCTTCCGGCGTCTCACTTCGGCAATTGCAAGCCAGCGGATTCTCACTATGCATCTGGTACGCGATTGACCAATAATATCGTGATATTTGACGCCGAATCGGATTGCTACCTCCATGATGATATCCTTTATCGGAACATCGTCGTTGACGGCTTTCGGGACCGCCTGCTGGATTTCGAGACTTGCCTTTTCTTCGAGCTGCCGTGCCCGTTCCTTCGCGCATTCCGCCTTGGCTAACGCTTCCCTGCGCTTTGCTTCGCGTTCCGCAAGGCGTTTTGCCGCAAGGTAGGCTTCCTTCATTCGCTTTTTTTCTTCTGCCTTTGCCAGTCGCTCTGCCCTGAATTTCTCCAATGCTGCCTCGCGCTTTTCCTGCTGCCGTTTTGCCAGAATGCGCTTCACAAAATCAGGGTTGTAGCCGCGATATCGGTTGATTGGGTGTTCGGTGAGTTCAGAGTCGGACATTACGCGGCCCTCCCTATCTGTGGTTTGGCGAAGGTGGTGGGAGCGTCTGGTATCTTGGCGAGCGCGTCAGGATCGTATTTCGCGCGGATCGCGTCGATTTCCGCCCCGTCGTTTTCCGTCTGGAACGACCGACAGAATTTTTCGTATATCTCACGAACGCGCACTTTCGTTTCCTCGGAATGGTGGACCGGCTTAAACGCCTCCGCTTCCTCGCG